ATGACCAAGCCGCCCAAGATCAAAAGCACCTACGCCATCGTCGACGTGATGAAAGGTCGCCGCGCTTTGAAGCGTCACCTTGAGGCCCACGGCGCCCTCCGCGTCACCATCGTTGCCGAGCTTACCGAACCCTACGGTGGCGATGACGGCACCAGCATCGAGTTCAACGCGAATGTCATCAGCATCACCCCCACCAAGGACTCCTCTCATGGGTACTGACCCTGACACGCTCGTCACTCGCCTTCTCGGCTACACCTACGACTGGGACGGCTCGGAGATGGCCGACGAAGCGGAAGCGCTGACCGAGGTCAAGTGCGGGCTGCTTCGCGAGGCGGCGGCACACATCAGGGCCGTCGAAGCTGCTCAATTGAACCTCGCTCTTCGCGCACAGGCTTTCAAGAATGCCGGGATCGAACAGGCGGCAGCTTTGATCGAGGAGCTTTCCAAGCGGCCAAGCACCCAGTGGGGTGAGATCGTGAAAGCCATACGCGCGCTGAAAGAGGATGTCCGCGATGACTGACCGTAACAAACCCGCGCTTATCGAACTGCTTGAGAAAGCGGACCGGGCGATCTTGATCCCTTCGTCAGACGTCCCCGCGCTAGAAGATGCGATTGTCGAAATGCATCGGCTGATTCAGCGCCTCGCGGCCCCCACCAATCCAGAAAGCGATCATCATGGGTAAGGATTTAGATATGGGGTTGGATGGGCAACCTGTTCGCGTCCAGCTCCGACGCACCAAGGGCTGGAAGATGCCCCCGAACACGGTGAAGGTTGCGCGCCCGACGATCTTCGGCAACCCGTGGACCGTGGCTGGTGCTATCGAGGTTGGCTATGGCCCCGAGCGTGCGCAAGCCTATTGCGTCGAACTCTACCGCGAATGGCTGACGACGAGCGTTGGCCTGACGCACATGTTGAAAGACAGCGATTATCTGCGGCGGCTGGTTGTCGAAGGCTTGCCGGGGCTGCGCGGCAAGAACCTCGCTTGTTTCTGCTCGCTCGACGAACCCTGCCACGCCGACGTGCTGCTCGAACTCGCCAACAAGGCCCCCTCCCGTGCCTGACCGTATGACCTCATTACCCCAACCTTTTCAGGGCGTTGGCTCTGACGAGCCCCGCGCTGCCACGGCTACGCCGCCAAGCCCTGCGGTCTTGGGCCAAGCTGGCATCGCTAACGCACTAGCCTTGCGGATCGAAGAGAGCCTTCTCGGCTGGCGGGAGTTGGACGAAGAGATATTCCGCTACCTTGGATGGGAGCCGATCCCCAATCCGACGTGGTCCGCTGGGCTTGGGGGCAGGTGGCGGCGCGGCGAAATCACGACCGGCAGCGAAGGAGCCCCATTTTACACCAAGTCGATTGACGATGCCGTGATGCTAATCTCGACGGGGTGCGAATGGTCATACGACAGCCATTACAAGGTCGCGAAGGTCTTTCGCTACGTCTTTGTCGACGGGCAAGGACCGGACTGCCTCGAATTTGAAGGCGAGGGCAACTCCGCCGCGATGTCGATATGCGTCGCGGCTCTCCGGGAGAGGGGTGCTGCGGAATGATCGAAGACGATCCGTTTGATGACTGCCTTGGCATCCACGTGCAGGCCAACGCTCAACGCCTCCGCAATCGAGCATCCGAAGCCATCGATAGGGCTGAACGGTTCGCCAAGGGCTTGAACACCACGCTAGAAGAGTGTCACGACATAATGGTCGCTGTCAGGTTAGCCCGCACCCTTCTTGCGCAAGAGACACCTACGCGACAGCGCCAAGACCGGAACGGGCTTGGTCCGAAGGATGGTGGCTCGGTCGGCGCAGCCGATGCGCCCGAACCCCAGTCGGACACCCCCTCATGACCAAGGATAGCTCTGTACGGTCGGGTGGGGTGACTGGGAAAGTCGAGGGGAACGGATGCGCATGCCGTTTCTGCACGCGTGATCGTCGATTCAAGGCTGCCATGGAAGGCGCTGCCGATCCGGCGTTTCTACTCGCGACATTCGAGGCGTTCAACGAGATGGAATACGAGTTCGACCGCCAAAAGCTGTTTTGGGGCGCGCGTGATGCGGAATGACCTCACCGCCCTCAGGGAGGCCTTGACGACGGCAAGGGAGGCGCTCGGCGACATTGCCTATGTTCACGAAACAGCGGGGGCGATGCGAGAGAAGGCTCGCGCTGCATATGATGCCATCCTCGCCAAACAAGGAGGGGAGGGTGTCTGATCCGATCCGCCAGAAGCTCGACCGCCGGATCCACTGCCAGCGAAAGGCATTGCGCGAGAATTGGGAGATCGTCGAACGGCGGCGGCGGGGGGATCGAAGCTTTATGCTCGCTATCATCCGCAAGGCCAATGAAGTTTGCGACGCTGCCGGAATCCCGCGTGGAGAAGGCTCGTCCCAATTCACCCTGATGAAGCGGCTGAACCTTCTGAACGCCCACCTTCTCACCCCGGAGAGCCATAATGAATAAGCAGGATGAATTGGCGGCGGCGATCTTAGCGGGCCTTCGTGAACCGCTGGCGCTCGAAAGCGGTTCGATCCCGACGCCGAGCCAGTTGAGGGCTGCCGCCGCAGCCGTCCGCTCCTTTATGGCGTCGGAAGAAGCTGTTGATCGGGTTGCCACTGCCATCGTCATGAAGGCAGACGGATGCGATTGGGCGAATATGACAGAGCGCGCCAGGGATTGTGAGCGAGAAGTTGCTCGCGCTGCCCTGTCTGCCGCTATTGGTGAAGAGGTGGGCGTGGGTGAGAGCGAAGGCGGCGAGCCAACCGGGAACCCCCAGTCCAAACTCGCCGCCGTGCGCGAATTTCGGCAATCCAAACGCAAGCGTAGGCGATGACCCTTTTCACCGCTCTTTCATGGACTAGCCAGCTTGCAATGTTGAGGTTGCCGCTGGTTCTCGTTGACGGACTCAACTGTCCGCCGCGCACTTCCTTCTGCCACAAATGAGGCGGGGTGGCAATCAACAAGCCGAAGTAGCAGCCCCCAGCGCGTCCGAGTAGCCAAGACGCCGCAACGCCTGTGCCGCCACCGTCTCGGCCTTCTGCTTGGGCGAGAGCGCCAGCCATTGCGCCTCGGTCATCTGCTCATTGAGCGCAGGGACCGGCTCAGGCTTCGCGCTGGCGCATTTCTGGACCACCGGCACGGATATGGTCTTTACCGTCTCTTTCGTCACCACACGCGGCCCGCAGGCGGCGAGGATCAGGGCGGGGATCAGGATCAGTGCGCGCATGTCAGAAGCTTTCACGATAAAGCAGGTTCAAGGCGTCCTCGGTCTTTTGGATCTGCGCCCAGCAATCGGCCACGTCTCCGGGGTCAAGGGCGTCGGTGTTCAGCTTGCGGACCAGCGCCTCTCGCTTGGCGTTCAGCGCGGCGACCTTCTTGGACAGGGCAGCGTTTTCAGCGCGCAGCCGTTCGGTGTCCCGCCCCATGGCGTCGATCGTTCCCGATTGCAGCTCGGCAGCGTTCTTCCAGCTTGCGCGCGAGGCGTTGATTTCCTCGACTTGGCGGCTGGTGTCCTTCCATTGCAGCTTGGGATTGTCCGAGGCGAGGCGGACGGCGGCGAGAACTTCGCCAGCCTCTGCGGTGAGGCCCATGAACTTCTCGCGCCAGTCTGCCCGTAGCGCGTCGAGACGAAGCGACCATGCGAGCAGGATCGTGACGGTGATTGCAGCGCCGATAGCGACGTATTTGCTGACGCCGAACATCAGAGGCCTTTCATGCACATTGCAGTTTCATCGGCACGGCGGTTCGTCAGCCCCTTGATGGTGCAGAGGTATTGCCCATTCTTCTTGCGGGTGCAGGCCTCGCCTTTGGCGATCTGGCGCTGTGCCTGAGACTGGGAGAACGTGCCTTTGTTCCATGCTCCGAACGCACGGCAGCCCGCTTTGAAATCGCCAGCGAGAAACAGACGGCGCGCGCTGCTTGTGCTATATCCGCCGAGGCCGACGTTATAGGCGAAGGACGATGCCCCCGCCAACTGGTTCGGACGATCAGCGATGGTCGGCGTCATATCGGCCACCGGCTTTGCGAAAGCTTCAACAGCCTTGCGAAGCATCGCCTCGCACTCGGCGTCGGTATAGGTCCGCATGACAACGCGCGTCTCGCCGTAACACACGGTTTTCACGCCCACCATATCGACATAGGGGCTGTTCGACTTGCCTTCCCACTTGGCGATGAAGGGCGTGGCGAGCAAAAGCGCCGCAGCCAAGCCGCCGCCGATGACCTTCGTCTTGGCCGACGATTCCGCGCGGTCCATGGGCTGGATCGTGTTATTCTGTTTTGGCATCGATTTTCCTTTCCATCTTGGGCTGACGGACGAACTTCGCGATCAACGACAGTGCGAACAGAAGCGCGCCGAGCACCGAAATGACCTGCGACGGCAGCAGCGCGTGAACGCTCGCTGGCATGAGGTTCCAGACGTAGAGCAAGCTCACCGGATCGACGGCGAACCATGCGAGGATGGCGAGGCCGAATGTGTTCAGGCGCACGGACCATGCTCGCCAGAGGACGCGCCAATGTGGGATCAGCTTCATGTCTTATCCTTTCGGCATCGCGCGGTGATAGGCTTCGAGGGTCGTCACGCGTGTTTCCACGGCATCGAGGCGCTTGCCTGTCATGTCCTGCTGTTGGCGCTCGTCCATGCGGGCGACGGTGATTTGCAGGCTGTTCAATGTCGCCGCCATCCAAATGATAGCGGCAGCTATGATCGTCGCGGCGATACCGCCGCCCCATTTCATCAAAGTGGGCATTTCGGCCTTTTCGGCAGGTGTCGGAGCAAAGTGCGGATGCTGGTTCACAAAGTCGCGGATTGCGATTTCCGCAGCGGCTTGGCCTACCTGCTCGGCGATCGCGCGTGTTTGCGCCGTGTCTCCGATGCTAGTCATCCCCGGCCACTCCCCTGCTATACCGCCAAAGGATAACCGCGAACGGAGCTACGATGATCGCCGCGAGCGCAATGAGTGCGTAGAGGTTGGTCATCAGTTGATCACCAAGAAGCTCACGCGCGTCTCAGCAGTCGCAGCAGCATTGGCCGTCAGCGTGAACGAGCCTGAGCCCGCAACAGCGACAACCGACTTCATCGTGCTATCCGCTGTTGCGACAGTGGCGATGATTATACTCGCAGCCGTAACGAGCGAATTGGTGACCACCAGGGACGTTGCGGCAGCAGCGAAGTTGACCGAGCCCGCAGGCTTGTTGATCGTGCGCGCCCCGGTCGTGCCGCCAGCGGTTGCCGTGTTCGACAGTATCAGGTTGGTTGCGGAGACATCGAAGGTTCCAGCGCCAAGGCGCAGGCGTCCGACATTGGCGTTGCCGAACGTCACCTCGTCGTTGACAGAAGCGCTCGACGGCTGTGCATTATACCCGATAACGATGTTGTTCGTTCCGGTCGTCGTGGACGACGAGGCGCTATACCCAATGAAGGTATTTTGCGTGCCGGTCGTGACCGACACACCGGCATCACAACCGAATGCACTGTTATAGTTCCCCGTTGCCGAAAGCAGGGCACGGCGACCGAAGGCCGAGTTCTCCTGCCCTGTCACGCACGCGCCCAAGGCTGCCGCACCCATGACCGTGTTGTAGGGGCTGGTCGTAAGCGCCGAGCCCGCCTGAAAGCCGACAATCGTGTTATCGGCGCCCGTGGTGACGTTGAGGCCAGCCTGCCGACCGATCGCCGTGTTGTTGTTCGCTGTCGTGACCGCTTGCAGGGAGGCATGGCCAAAGGCGGTGTTTTGGGCACCGGTCGTCAGATTGTTCAGCGCGGACACACCGATGCCGGTGTTGTCTGTCGCCGTCGTCGCGTTTTGCCCGACCTGCGTGCCAATGAATACGTTGCGGATGCCGGTCGTGAGTTTCCACCCAGCCCACACGCCGATGCCCATGTTGTAATAGCCGGTGGTGACATCGCGTAGTGCTTCTCGCCCGATCGCGATATTACGATGCCCGGTCGTGTTATCCTCAAGCGCATAGTCACCGATGGCAGTGTTCCACGAACCTTGATCGTAGAAGAACCCGCCGCCCGCGCTGTAGCCGTTCTTGACGAACGTGTTATTCGCAAGCGTGTTGATGCCGACAGCTTGGTTGCTGCGCTCGTTGTTAGTGTCGCCCGTAGCCACACCGCGCTGGACCTTCACCGATGGAGAGGTGATTTCATCTAGCGTCGCTTTAACCGTCACCGCACCATACCCCACCAGCGCAGCGCCACCAGATGCGGCGAGTGCAGTTGCTGTCGGGCGGGCATCAATGTCGTCCTGAACTGTGCCCGTTGGCGTGCCCACTAGTGTGGCGCCCGTCGCCCCGGACAGGTCCGTATAGACCCCGCTCGCCTCAAACATGGGAACGCCGGCCTCACGGGAAACGAACACATCGTTGGCATCGGAAAACACGATGTCATAGGCGCCGTTGACGACATACCAACGGAACATGCCGTTTTCATCGCTCAGGGCGGCATTGGCCACGCCCGACACGGTAGAAATAGGCGTCTCGTTCGCATCCGCGAAAATATCGACCTGATTGCCATCAGCATCGAACAGCCGCGCGTAGTAGCCGGGAAGCGCGTCGCCGCTGCGATTTGTGAAGGCGTCGGTGTATTTGAACATTCTATGCCTCGCTATTATTGCGCAAGATGACAGGGGCGGTGGCTACGGCGACGGTCCCGAGGCTATCGGTGGCGGTGCATGTGGCTGTGCCGCTGCGCGTCTGTCCGGGGTTGCAGGTCGCCGAGAATGAGCAGCCGGCATTCGTCGGGTTGTTGACGGCGATTGGACCCGTCACCGACCATGAATAGGAGAACGGCCCTATCCCGCCCGCAGGGGTTGCGATGATGACGTTGGAATCGACAGTTGCAGGGAAGGGCGAACTAACCTCACCCTCTGCCGATGCCGGGGCGATCGACAGCGACATGGGAGGGGCGAACGACTGCACCAGTTTCCAGGCGCTGCCGTTCCATGCCTCGATACGCGTGACGCGCTTTGGCGAAGTCGACGGGTAGAATTGCGCTCTGGCGGCATCTTTGGTCGCCGAACCGACAATCACCTTAAGCGGCATAATAGACGACCAACGAGCCCGCAGGAGGCGATGAAGGGGCAGGGGAGCCGTCAACCAGCGAATAGATGCGCGGCCCCGTGTGGCCGCTGTCGTTGGCGTAGTAGTGCCCGCCGAATCCTGACCGGATGATGTTCCCCGTCACCGTGCCGCCGGTCAGCAGCAGGGGGTTACCAAGCGCGGCAACCGTGTTGTACAGCTCGCGCCCATCCGCCATGATCTGGCGCATCTGGTTGTTGTAGCTCGCCAGTGCGGTGCTGTTCTCGGCAAGCGAAAGCCCCGCCAGCGTGAGGTTCGCGCTGGGCGTGAGGGAGTAGGCGGAAAAACTCATGGTTTCCCGTTCCTTTTCGTGTTAGCGATGTGGGATGAGTGATATGGCTTATATGGCGCTGGTCTTGGTCTGCGCCGGTATCGGGAGGGTTCTTATCCAGAACCTATTGGACAAACGGGAGAGCGCCCGCACTCCCGAGGCTGGCGCCGAAGAGACCGCCAGTTTTCCGGGCCCGCTTGACGTAGACATCCCGCGCCGCTGACTTCTTGCCCAGCGCCTGAACTGCGGCAAGAACAGCCGCAGGATCGGTGTTGAACAGGAGAGGGGCGAGTTGGTCTGCGCGCTTCTTGCTTCCTCGAAGTCTAGCATTGTCGACAATCTTGGTCAGCGCCTTTTGCGTAATCCCCTGCCCGCCTGAGCCGGTCGCATAAGACGCAACAGCGTCAGTTACCAACCCCGGCAGTCCAGTGTCGAATGCCTCGTCAGCCGCGGCGCGCATGGCCGTTGGCGAGCCGCCAAGCGTGTCATAGGCGGTTTGGGCCATGCGCTGCTCGGCATCATAGGCCGCCTTCATTCCAGCGGCGGAGGCGTCCCCGAAGACTGTCGCTGCGCGCTGTTGGGCGACGGGCGAACCATAGATGTTCTGATACGGGTTCGTCGAATAGCGAACCTTGTCCACGTTGTCGGACATCGCGACACGCTGGCCTAGCTTGAACTGCTCGCGCTGCCCTGGCGTCATTCCCTCCATGCGGGGGGCAATGTCGCGAGGATTGGCGTTCGCCATGTCGCGTCCGACCTGCAAGGCTTCGCGTTCCGATGCTGGGCCAGCATATGCCGCCCGCGCCTGTGCGTAAGTTCCGGGATAGAGGGTATCGACCTCCTTGACGAAGTTCTTGCGGAGACCTTCCACTGACGCGCCTTGACCGTTCAGGTCCAAGCGGCCCGTCATGGGGTTTTTGTAGCCGCCAACTACATCGTCAAGGCCGCGCTTCACGAAGTCGAGCGTTTCCGGGGACGGGTCTTGACGAAGGATTACCTGCCCCTGCTGGTCGAGGTCAAAGCCCATAGCGTTCGGGTCGCGACCCTCATTGGCTGCTATAGTCCGAGCGTTCGCGAGTGCTTCACGCCCAGCCGGGGTGGCAAGCATGGATTCCAGCTCCGGCGACGTCCGAGCGGGCAGGGCGCGAAACGCCTCATACATAGGCGCGCTATCCGTGCGAGCCTTCTGCAAAAGAGCTGCGCTGATCTCATTCGGGTTATCGATCGGTCCGAAGTTGCGGGCGATCTGCCCCTGCGCTCGGTCCGCTTGTCCCAAAGCGCGGGCGCCCAGCGTGTCGCGTGCCATAGCGTAGGCATCGGGCGACTTGCGCACGACTGAGCCCGCCAACGTCTGCAACTGGGGCGACGTGTCTGCGAGGGCCATAGGAAGGCCCATTTCCTGCGCGCTGGTCAACTGCTGGCTGACATCATCAGGAATACGGGCCATTGCGGCACGCTCCCCGCCGGTCACGGCTGCCGGAACGACGCCAGCCCGGTAAGGCACCGGCGCGCGACCGAATAGGCCACGCCCCGCGTTGCCGATGGCGTTGGCTGTGCGGCCCGTTGCCTGCGTCGCCGCCTGCCCAACCCGCGTCCCTGCCGCCTTGGTCGCCAGAGGGGCAAGAAGATAGCGTCCAGCCACATTGCCAGTCAGGGCGGCGCCCCCACCGAGCAATGCGCCTTGCGCACCTCCTTCGACGCCACCGCGAGCCGTGCCATAGGCGACATCACCAGCGGCACCGCCCGTTCTGGCGACGAGGCCGCCTGCGCCAAGGCCTTTCAAAAGCGCGTTGGCGCCCAGCATCCCAGTAATGGACCCGCCAACGTCGCCCGTGAACGATGCAACGGGGTTCACTTGGTCATCGGCTGCGTTGGTCTGCTGTTGAAGGCCCATGTTGGCGTCATACGCCTGCCCGAAACTGCTACCGTCCCACACGGAACGATTATTCGCACCAAACAGGTTGTCGATGGGGAGTAGCGCGTTGGCGCCGGCGGCTAGCCTGTCAGCGAGTCCCAACGTTCCAGCATTCGCAAAATTGCGGCCGAAAGCATCAATGCCGCCCATCGCGGTATCGCGACTGGCGGCGCCGGGTGCTCCACCGCCCCTTGGAGGAGGAAGGCCGCCAGAAACGGGCCCGTCTGGGCCGTAATAGTCGCCATCGCTGCCGACATAGCCCGTCAACGGGTCTGGTTGTTCTTTCTCGGCCTTCTGCGTGGTTGCGCGCTCGGGATCGTACTGCGCGCCCCATTTCGGCGCATCAAGACCCATTGCTTTCATGTTGTTTTCGACACGGCGGCGAAGAACGCCAAGCTTTTCCTGAACCTGGCTGTCTGTGTCCCAGCGGCTCGGCTGGTTCGCCGCGACAAAGCGAGCGGCGTCCGCATCCGATTGAGGCCCCATGCCGGGAACCTTGAACGCAGCTGTCCCGAGATCAGCCAAGCCCGCGCCTGCCGTATCGAAGGCCGTGTTACCTTGCGTCGGCAGATAATCTAGGACCGAGCCGAGCCCCACCCCTTTTTGGTGTTCGTTAAAAAGGTTCTCGATGTGGTTGATCTGGTCAATCACGGTCTTCAACGTTCCGACCTTAGCCGCGTCCGCCTTGCCGCCATCAGTTCCCTTCGGAGGCGTCACGCCGGGAATCCATTCAGCGCCCGACATATCGGTTTTCCAGCGCATGCCCGCAGGCAGCTTGCCGTATTTGGCTTCCATCAACGCGGCGCGCTTGGCCTCGTTGTCGAGCTGAGTGCCGACCAAACTGGCGGCAGCCTTCGGTTCTTCGTACCTTTTAGCTGGGTCACCGGGACGCACCTGCGTGCGCGACGGCTGCTGCTGGTTCACATTGCCGACAGGGCGGTCCCCCACGGGGTTGCCTTGCGCGTCAACGTTCCAGATGAAGCCGTCTTCGTCTACTGCCTGCTGCATTATTTAACCCTCGCCATAAGGCCGCTTACATATTTCTTCGTTTCGGCAGGCATCGCGTCGAGCCAACGCGGGCCATACCGCGCGATTGCCTTGTCGACCGCCCCAGGACCTGCGTTGTACGCGGCCCACATCTTTGCCAGATCGCCACCGTAACGGCTCTGCATCACGGCACGATATTGCTGGCCAAGTCGGTTCATGTCGCCGGGGTCATTCGGATTGGCAGCGCGTAGGCCGAAACCCGGATCGCGGGCCGTTGCTGGCATGACCTGCATTGCGAACCGCGCGCCCTTCGGCGAGACGACCGCCCGACCGTCGCTGTAATAGTCTCGATTGCCGCTTTCCGCACCAGCGGTGAGTGCGTTCAGATCGCGACCGTTAAAAGTTGCCAGACGGGATTGCCGTCTGACCTCCATTGTATGGGGTGAGCTTTCCCTTGGGGCGCTGGGGCATCGCCTGAGGCGCCATTGCGGGACGAACTGTGCCATCCTCGTTGACCATGTTCGGAATCTCGACGTATTCGATATATTCCTCGCCGTTCGGACCATATGTCTTTTGGGGGATACGCTTGGCGTTCGGGTCTCGGAAAATCAGTTTCTTCTCGCCCGTCGACGGGTTGATCGACCAGCGGTTTCCTGCGTTGTCGTCGAAATAGTCGGGATCAGGATTTGCGCGCTTATACTCCAGAAGCGCGCGCTGATCTGCCAAGGTATCACCGCGGCGGCGTTGATACGCCTGCTCCGCGTAAGCCTGCGCCTGCTGGCGATTACGCTGGTCGATGAGGTTCGGAACATATTGAGCCTGCCCGCCACCTGCGATCGACAAGCTGTCTCCTAGAACACCAATGAGCTTGCCCCAGTCGAAGCCCTTTTTCATGGGCTGCTCTGTGGCCGTCATGGCAGGCTGTTGCTGCGGAATGCGGGCGGGCGCTCCGAAAAGCCCGCGCGGGCGCTGCTGCATCAATCCGGGTGCGAGAGCCATCTAGCCGCCTCCTGCATAAGCTTGCGCCGCGTTACCGGCCATCTGGGCGAGGAGGCCAGCGAGTGAGCCCTTTTGGGTGGTTTTCGTGTACTGGCCAAGGAGCCCGCCAACCCCCTGTCCCGCGCCGACCGCCGCGCGGACGGGTGCCTGCATGGCTTCGTATGCGGCGAAGGCGGGGTCAAGAATGCCGTTTTCTGCCGCGATGAGCCCCGGAACCTGAGAGACAGCCTGCCCCATACGATCCCGCTCGGCGCCGTAGTCCTGATAACGCAGCCCAAGAGCGTTCTTGCCCAGCTCTCGCGACAAGATACCAGCCTGAGCGCTGCCGCCCGTCTGGCCGCGTGTACCCATCCCGGCAGAGATGTTGTTGGCGATGTCGTTGCCCTGCTGTCCGATAATGCCGTCAAGATACGGGTTGCCGTTGAGGTATTTCCCGCCCAGCACGTCCGCATTGTATCCGCGGGCCGCCTCGATATTGGGGTCGCCAGCATTGTAGCGGTTGACTACGCTATCGAGGATGCCGCCAAACTTCGTCGCGCCCGCCTGTAGGCCTGGGGCGGCCTGATTATAGGCGTTCGTGATGTTGTTTGCGGCGCCCTCAATCTGCTTGGAATAGATTGGCTGGGTCTTCGATTTCGATTTCATGTCAATGCAAGCTCCAGATCATCACCTATTTGCGTCCAGTGGGGTAGAATGCGGCGCCAACCGCGGCGCCCCTCGATCAGCAAGCGATTGCACCCGATTTCGCGGGCGAAAGCTGAAATCTCGGCCTCCGCGTCACCGCACCAGCCCCGAACCCCCTCGCCAACGCCAATCCAGATGCGGATTGCCTCGTCGGTCGTGCGCTCGATCACCAGAAAGCCGTTTTCGACAGGCCATCCCATTGCGTGCCCGAGAGATACCTTCTCGATTATCTCCGCTGCCGTGTGGCCGCCCCGTTCCGCGCATTTCACTACTTCACCCCACCACGGGGAATCCCAAGGCGTCACGCCGCGAAACTCTGCATAAATGGCTGCCACATGCGGGACTGAGCCACCTGAGCGCCGCCATTGACGAACAGGTCGGGCCGAAGAACTTGATTGGCGAGCGATACCGTGGCGGGGAAGAAACTGTTGTCATTGGCGTAGAACGGAGGCGATAGGTTCTTCCGGCTGCTGACTGTGGGCGCATAGAATGTCTGCGCATTCGATACGAGCGGCGGAGCCATCGAATTGCTGGCGGAAATGCTTGGCGAGAAGAAGCTCTGAGCGTTGACGACAAGCGATGGAGACAGGACGATCGCGCTTTGTGTAACGGTCGGCCCGTAAAAGCTCTGTGTGTTGCTCAGCAGCGTCGGCGAAAGTGTGACCGCTCCCGGCGATACAGTCGGTCCGTAGAAGGCTTGCGCGTTCGTCAGGAGGGCCGGCGCAAGAGAATAGGTCGCCGTTACGGTGGCTGCCGGGAAGCTCTGGCTATTCGTGAACAGGGATGGAGTGAGCGAAACAGCGCCGCGCGTGACGGTCGCAGCGTAGAAAGATTGGCTATTAGCGAACAGCGACGCGGTTAGAGATACCGCCCCACGCGTGACAGTGGGGGCGAAGAAGCTTTGGGCATTACTGAACAGGGACGGAGAAAGCACCTGAACCTGTGCAACTGTCGGAGCGTAGAAGGTCTGCGTGTTGGTGAGCAGCGCCGGCGAGAGCGTCTGGCCACCAGAAGACGGAAAGAAAAGCCAGTCCGTCCAGGCTGCCGGATGCGCGGAATTCTTTGCTGCCAGACCCGTGATCTTGCGGGGTTGCGGATTAAAGCGGCGACGGCCCGTAAGAAGCCACGTAGAACGGAGAGGGAAGTCCCCATCGGCGGTATGGCCTGCATAGACGATCGAGCGGTAAAAGGTGGGCGCGTTGCTGAAAAGCGATGGCAGAAGGGTGACCGGCCCAAGAACGGTCGGAGCATAAAAGGTCTGCGTATTCGTGAATAGCGACGGAGTTAGGTTCTGCGATCCCGCACCGGCTGCCACGACGGCATAGCTGACCCCGTTTGCGAATTCAGGCCCGCTGGTCGTGATGTTGTAATCGGTTGACGTTCCGTTGAAGGAGCCAGGCTGGCTGATAGCCCATGAAACGCCGTCAACCGTGAAGCTGGTGGCCGTGAACGTCGCAACAGTGTTTCCGACCATCGCCATGGCATCGGTGGAGCCGGTGATTAGATAGTCCAGGGTAAAGCCTACCCAAGGCTCCGTGCCGCCAGTCCATGAACCAAACGAGGTGCCGAGTGTCGATCCTACCCGAGCATAACCGAAAAGACCGAATGCGGTTTGCGCATTTAAGGTCGCCACGGGTTACCCCTGCGCCTCGATATACTGCCCTACGAAGTTGGTCGCGGTTGTCGCGCTCGGAAACCACACAAGCTGCAGCACGCTGTCATCGTATATCCGCGGCATACCCGAGGTCAGGGCATCGATCGCATTGCCGATATTCGCAGAAGTTACCTCGATCTGCGCCAGCACGCGAAACAGAACGAGATGCATGGTTCCGCTGGTTCGGGTGGCCGTCTGGATAAAGCTTGTCGGTGCACGTACCCCCGTATCGCCAGCCGCCAACGTGAAAATCTCGAACGTCCCAACCGGTGGCGTCGTCACACCCGTGAGCGTCCCCGTTGCCCCCGTATTGCCGTCCTGATCGGTATAGGTGAGCGTGACAGTCGGCGTTCCGGATCCACCAGTTCCCGACCATTCCACCGCCGCCATGACGTTGGCGCCGTTCGTTGCGCCGTTGCCGTCCCGAGCCGGGAGCGTGGCAGGCGTGATGCCCTGTGCGGACGTTGACGTTACCGAAAGCCCGCTGTTATGCCAAAGGCGATCAATCAGCCACAATGTGCCAGCGGTTGAGGCGTTGATGGCCAAGCGGGAGAGATAGCTGTTGCCCGATCCGGGGTTGGTGCGCGTGATGGCGCCCGCCGTTGCCCCGCTGACCGCCGCACCGCCTGTGCCTGCTGCGTTTGCTGATGCTGCGCCCGGGTTGCCGACAGCGTACCACAGGCTATATCCACGCATCGCGCCGACTGCCGCTGTGGCAATGCCGGTCTTGATAAACGGCTGCGGCGCCTGAGCACCCGCAATTACACCGTCAAGGCTGCTGATTGCCATGTATTACCTTCCGAATGTGCTTGATCGTATCCGAAAGGCTGCGGCCTTGGATTTACGGATCGTGTTCGTGGCAGCGGCAACCCGGGCAGTGATAGTCTGAAGACCTCACCCCGGCTGGCTGTGACCTTTTCCAAAGCTCTAGATTTTCTGGCCGGTTGTCGTCTCTGCGCCCGTTGATGTGATGGACATTCTCATTCTTCTCCAACGGCCTGCCGAGCTTTTCCTGCATCACAAAGCGGTGCTCAAGCATCCAATTCGCGCCCGTCCCAAACTTTTTGGCGTTTGGGGTCCCTGGAGCAACCTTGATGATTTTGTAGCCGTCTCCAGCATCGCGCACTGAGCCTGTTGGGCACTCATTCTCATAGAAACAGGTCAGCGAACAGAAGCGACCCTGCGACCCCTTGCCTACGACGTATATTACCCCGCACTTCTCGCAGGAGGCTGATTTTTGCTTGCAGCCTTTGGAGCAGTAAACCGCGCGAGGAGTAGACGGATTGAAATCCTTGCCGCAGCGTTTGCATCGTTTCCGGTAGCAAACTTTCCCGCAGTAGCTCAAGCCTCCTCGCGGGAAAGTGGCAAACTCCTCAAGGCAAGTTAAGCAACGTTGTATTTTAGCGCGTTGACGAATGCCTGAGGGTTTAATGTACCAAATCGTTCCATCGTCGGAAACATGGCTTCTTGGGAGAAGGTTTTTCATCCTTCAGCCATAACATGGAAGATTACACTCTCAAAGTTGAAATATACCTGATCCCGACCAAGTAATGCCGATATCCCCGCCGTTCGGCGTGACCGGAAGCCCTGTGACGCCCGTGTCGATATAGGCGACCAGCCGCGACGTAGCCGACGAGCCAGTATCGATGTAAATCACCAGCGCCTCAACGGACGATCCCGAGACAGCGGTAAAGGTCACATCAGCCGCATCGAACACGCCGTTAGTGTAGGTCTTGGTGCCGAGCGTCTGAGCCGTGCCCACAACGCCCGAAAGGCTGCTCTGGAACTCATGTGCCGACGAATAGGTGTAGGTGCCCGTATCGACGAGCGCGACCTTGACCGTGCCGCCAAGCGAGGAGTTGGACGAAGCCTGGACAATGGCCTCTTTCCATTTCGGGTACAGCGCGTTTGCCATTATGCGTCTTCCTCAATTCCGTTGACGTTGAACGCGACGGCCCCCGATGCCGAGTAGCCGCGCAAGATATCTCCAGCCCGCACCGTGAAGCGCGCTGTCACTTTCGTTTCCCCTGACGCGAGAGCTGCATCGTAGATCAGGTATTGAGCGCCAGTGTCGGCAGCTCCGTTGATTGCGTGCGAAATCCGGATTGTTGTCGACGAGCTGCGGTTGCAGGCGATTACCTCGACGGTGCCCCTCTTCGCTGCCGTGTAGATGTCCGTCAGTGTCGTTGCGGCGGGTAGTGACTGCGCCAGCGCCCCCCATGTCTCGCTCACGCGACGAACCTCAACTTCGCGCGGCTAGGAACGGCTGCCAGTGCCTTGTTTTGCGCGTCCACTGCCTGCTTGACCTTGCGGGGCCAATCCTTGTTCGTGTACGTCTCTGGGATGGTCGGGAGGCTCATCGTGTACCTCCGCTTTCCAGTTCATATTCGAAGGCTCGGATATAGCTCCACTGGTGCGCGGCAGGGATCGACAGCCGCGTGGCGACATATTTCCCGCTCGCCCTCACTGGCATTATCCCGCTATCCCTTAGCGAGCCTGTCGTCCTCAAATTCTCCGCATCGCCAAGCCTTTGGCGGCAGTCGAGAATGCATGATGCTGCCGTCAAATCGCCCACAGGACGGAATGAACGAAGCCGCGAAACGCGATCCTTGGAGAACTCGACGAAGCCAAGGTTGATGCGTGCGGCAAGGGGCGGGCCCTCCAGCGTACCGATTTGCCCGTCCTGAACCGCGAACAAGCGCGGCGCTCCGCCAGAGAACCGAGGGTCATCGACCGTCAGTTCCGGATCGGCGTCAGTGTTCGTGATTCCCGTATTGTCGGTATCCGTCGACGAGGTGAAGCCCGAGAAGATGCCATCGACCCGATAAGCGGCCGTAGACCACTCCTGGAGCGTCCAATTATAGATCCACTCCTTGCCGGGGTTGCCGGGGAGGGCCCAGCTTACCAGCGTGCGGCGAGGATCAACCGCCGAATGAATGCGATGCCATTCATCTCGCGGCACTTGCGACTGAAAATCCCGGTCAACCTTCTCGTTGCCGATCGGGACCGGTAGTTGTCCGTCCTCGCATGCCATGAAGCCGCGATCCGACAGGAAGAACACCGAGCGCCCATGCTGGCAAACCGACCCCTTGGAGGCACAGCCGACATTCGGGGTGATCTCGTCGAACTGGAACGGTGCGTCCGCACTTCCTGTGCGCGACATGCGAACAAGCCTGCCACGCTGGAGAATAACGCCGAACTCGCCCCCCGCGAGCCCCATGATCTCGCCGCCCGTGAGCATGGGCTGGAATCCGCTCTGATTCTCGCCCGGCGTCCACTCGGTATGATCATTGTAGGCGGACCACTGAACGAGCAGGATATCCCCGTTCGCCTGCGTGCCCACGACATAATCGCCAACGACATTCACCGCGGCAAACGATGGCGCTCCAGTAAGATCGGCGGCGGTGCCGGCGTTCAGGTCAACCGCTTGCGTGTCACCCCCATTGGCGGCAATTACAAAGTCACCGAACTGGACAAACGACCAGCGGTTGGCGACCGTCAGACCGGTAAGCAGGTCAACCCATCCGCCCGCAGAGTAGCGCGAAAGCGTCTCGGTCGTGCCCGCGAGAAGATAGCTAGTCCCGGTTGTCGAAATGAACGCCCCGCCGCCATTGAAGGGCGCGGGCAGGGCGGTGGAGTTGCTCAGGAACGAACCGACTGGCCGATAGCCGTCTGCGGCTCGATAGACGTTTTCCGCTATGGTGATGACGCCGCTGTTGATGGATTGATCCGGCAGATACGCCGGGAGGTCGATCCTCACACCACGCCAATCATCGTCGGCTTCATCGGAGCGCCATTATTGCGGTAGCGCTCACTTTCCTCGACGATCTGGCCCAGAACGGTTTCGAACATGGTCCGGTAGCGTCCGATCTTGGTTGGATCCTCGATGAAGTCGGAAGCCTGCACGAGTGCGCCATAGAAATAGGCGTCCGGGTGAGATTGCAGAACCCAGTTGCTCGGAGACGATTCCGTCAGCGCAGGGATTTTTCTCTCATAAACCAGCGTGCCGTTCTGCGCCCCATTCGGGATAGGGGAGAACCAAAGCTGTTGGGCGATGACGGCGTAGGCATTCGGGTAGCCCGAGCATTTATTGCTCGCCACCACGGAAGGGGCTGCGAGGCTCAGCGGTTCACCGCCACCGACAGTAATGTGCCTTACCGCCTTGAAGTCGGTAGGGAGGGCAGCCGTCTGCCCGTTGACAGAAAACGCCGTTGTGGTCTCGCGTGCAGCGACGGGCAGAACTCGCTCCATTTCGCGCTCAGCAAGGTAGATAAAATCGGTGAGATCGCCGTCATCGAACGAGCGATCAAGACGCGCAGAGATCGAGTCCTTGAGCCCTGCCAATGTCTGAAACCGAACACTGTCTTCGGTCGAAATAACGATTGTCATAGCGACCTCACATCATGAAGTGATTGACGCGAAGGTATCGGTACTCGTTGCTGTTCAGCAGACGAACGACGCCCTGCTTGTGGTTCGGGTCCCACATGTTGATCCCGTATTTATCGAGCCACTCATATTGCACCTGAACCGGCACAGAGGCAGCAAGGCGCATTTCGTGCCCCATCCCTGTTCCCTCGATGCGCTTGTTATGGTCGATGACGGCCTTGGTCGTCGGCGCATCGATCTCGTCGATGAGATATTCCTGCCCGTCCGTGTCCACCCCGTAATATTGGCGAACGCCGTGGAGAGGATCAAAGTCGAGCAGGAACTTCTTCATTCGACGACGCCCGCGTCCTTGAGCGCTTTTGCCTGTTCGGCGGTCAGTTCGATCTCATCGCCTTCAAGGCATTTCTTGCCGTCCTTATCGAAGGCGATATTGCCCTCGGTGACGACGTAGCTTTTTGCGTTGGTCATTGTCTTCGCTCCTTATGCGATGATGCCGGCGGTGCGGAGCTTCGCCAGCAATGCGTTGAAGTCGGTCACCACGGCGCCGACCGTCGCAGCAACGGAATCAGCCTGTGTTGCGGCCTGCAACACGGTGCCGGGTCGTGCGGTCGTGGCACGACCGTTACGCTGGGATACTGGGGAACCAGCAGCCATCTCGTTTCTCCTCAAAGAAAAGGGGAGAGCCGAAGCCCTCCCCAATCAGTTAAGCCGCCTGAACGTCCGCGACGTTGGCGTTGCCCAGTTCGTTGGCGCACTTGAGCGTCCACTGCACCGCGAGCATCTTGCGATCGGCATGACCCGTTTTCGCAAGCGCGTCGGTGTTGAAGCGCTGCAAGTACAGAACGTCCCAAAGCGACGTATCGATGATCGAAACGTCGCGGCCCGTGGTGAAGCGTGACGGCGTGAACGAGATGTTTCCGAAGTCGGAGACATAAACGTCGGCGGCGCCGATGATCGTCGCAGCCTTGCTTCCGGGGGCATCCTTGCGGATATCAGCGATACCGGCAAACGACGAGGCCGTCTGCTTGAGCGTGCCGGACATCAGCGCCATCGTCGGCTCGCCGCCTTCGTTCCACGCGTCCTGGATACCATCCTTAAGAAGCGCTTCGGTGAAGTTGCGGAGGGTGCCGTTGGTGGCAGCGGCGTTGATATAGCCAGCGGTCGAACCCGAGAGGGTCGCGGCCGCACCACCAGCGCCACGCGATCCGTTGGTGCGGATAAACGCGACCATGCCGGCGGTTTCGCCCGCGGTGCCGTTGGCCAGAGGAACTGCGGCATAGTTGCCGCAGGCGCGCTTTTCCATGTCGCGCTTCAATTCCTTCGACTTCTTCAGCATCTGGTAGGCCATCTTGGTCTGACCGCCCGCCGACTTCACAGCCTGCGTGGTGGTCGAGATGCCGACGACCTTGTCCATGAGCTGGGTATAGTTGCCGAGACGCACGGCATCGCCGAGCGCATCGTTACCAGCGTCGTCGCCGTCGATGACCTTGTTGTCGGCATCGGCTGCGGCGAGCGTGTCCGTCAGCCATTCCTCATAGGTCTGGTTGGCGTTGTCGCTGCCAATGTTGGAGATGAAAGGGGTCTGCGTCGGCGCGATGTTGCTGATCGTGTCGTGCAGGCTTTCGCGAACAGCGACCTTACCGGCGCGCTGGAAGGTATTACTAGGTACAGACATTTCTTAAATTCCCAATGCTTCGAAGGCCGCAATTGCATCGGCGTCACTGCCGGTTTTGCGGAGCCTTGTGGTTGCGTCTGTGAGGGCACGGGTAGTGCGGCTGCCTTTCGGCTGGGCTGCACCCGGCTTGGCGGTCTTTGCATCGCGCACGCGCCGCATCTGCTTCGCCATGATGGCGTCGTATTTGTCGGCTTTCTCTTTCCAGCCCTGAGCGGACACCAGCGCCTTGAAGTCGGTCGCGTTGCCATCCCGAAGGAGGATTTCGCGATCGTAACCAAGCGCCTGCGCCGCTTCGAATGCTCGCCCGAAATAGCCGTCACGCGTCTCCTCGTTCGCGACCTCTGGGATGGCTAGAAGTTCCCGGTCACGCTGTTGGATGAATGCCTGGTCTATTTCCTGCGCAGCCTCCTCACCGAGCGCCGATACTTGCTGCACGATTTGATCGTGCTGAGCTTTCATGGCGTCGTACTGGGCTTTCTGCGCGATATATTCCCCCGGGTTCACCCGAGCCAGTTCAGGATCGGGTGTCTGCGGGGAAAAGTGGCCCGCGAACTGCGCGAGCTGTTCGGCGAATACCGCCTTCGCCTTACTGTGCGCCTCCGCTGCGTGAGCTTCCGCTGCACGCTGGGCATTGGCGGCTTTTGTGGTCGCATCCTGGACTTGCCCATTGCGGCGAGTTTCGCTGGCGGCCCATGCGCGCTGGGCTTCCGGGGGAAGCTGCGCGAATACCGCTTTCTCGTCCGCATTCAGGCTGACAGGGGCTTCGATGGCCGTTCCCGGTTCGTCGCCTTCCTGTTCGTCTCCGTCTGCTTCCTCGCCTTCGTCTAGCTCGGCCTCTGAGTCATCCTCGTCAGCATCGCCATCCTCAGGCAATTCTTCGTCCTCGTTTTCGAGGTAATCCGCAAAAGCCGCGACAGCGCCGTCATCCCCTTGGGATTCGGGCACGTCAACAGCTTCCGAACCTTCGTTCGGATGGGCCATGACATCACTCCATGATTATGCGCCGAAGCGCGGCTTAAAAATATTTCCCGACCTTGCGGATGCGAGCGAGATGCTCGTCCTGCTGGGCGGCTATGTCTCCGGCACCGATGACCGCGCCGACATGGCGATCCAGTTCGTCTACGAGCTTGGATGCAATCGAAAGCTTCCAGAGCCCGTCAGTGTCCCGCGCGCCCAATGCCGCTGCGCGTTCGAAATACGCACGTCGCAGATCAAGCAGCATGTCGCGAAGCCCGCCGTCCTCCTCGTAGAACGAGCGCCAACGGTCAGAGCGGGCCTTGGGGTCGATCACCACTCTTCATCCCGGCCAAAGCCAACGGGGTTAGGCGCGCGCCAAATAGCATTGCCATCGGCGTCCAATAGGCCAGTGTCGGTGGAGATATGCTCATCAACGGTGATCGCAGGCGCAAACCCGCCGCACTCATCTTCGAACAGATCATCACCGCACCATCCCTCCGCCCTCGGTCGCTTGCTGAAATACCGGCTCATTTATCCAGATCCCCACCGGGCCGGTTCTGGCTGATCTCGACGCGCGCTGCGGCGTCAGTCTCGGCCTTCTCGCGGGCCATTTGGGCCTCAAACATCATGCGGGCCCGGGCTTGATCCTGCTCAAACTGGAACTTCTCTGTTGCCAACTGCGCTTCAAACTCCGCCTCTTCACGGGCTAACTGTTGTTTTTGCGCCGCTTCCTCGCGTTGGATTTCCAACTTGACCGCGGACAATTGCTGCTCGCCCTCGATTTTCGCCTTCTGCGCGTCGGCCTGCATCTGGGCCTTCATCACCTCAGGATCGGGCTGCTCTTGTTCTGCTTGCGGGTTCGTGTCCGGGTCGTCGAAGAAGTCATCAGGCTGACCAATGCCCATATCACGAACGATGCCGGCGGCGCCGTTGAACAGCTTTTTCTTGCTAGCGAGGCCGATCATCGACGCCTCTTTCTGGACCTCCAGAAGCTGCATGCGCTGAGCGATGCGGTATTCCTTGCGGTTCGTGCCAAGGCCGGTGCGGATCACCATGTCGGGCTCGTCTGGCCATTGCGTTGGGTCCACGGTGGCATAGGCCCCGCCAACCTTCACGGTGAACGGCTCCCCAGCATCCTTGACCAGCCGATACTTACGCCAGAACATACGGCCGACGCACTCAGCGAAGTTGCGAGCAATGAACTCTTCGTACTGCTGGCCCTGGGCCTGCATCAGCGCCGTGCCGGTCGCCGTCTTGTTCAGCGTGTCGGCATCAAGACCCTGGTTCATCCGGGTAATCCCGGTGCGACTTTCTTTCTCTCCGCTCCAGAACTCCAGCACACCAAGCGACTGACCAATATCGAAGCCGTCATTGAGAGGCTGCGGCGCGGTGCCCTTACCGCGGACAGGGGCGCCGGGAATGATCGTGAGCAGGTCAGCGATCGTGTTTTCGGTCGTGCTCTCCTGTGGCAGCCAATATCGCGGCATATTGGTCAGATACATGCCGTTCATCAACTGGCGAGCAACGACCGAACGGATGCGCTGAATGTCCATCGCCTTTTCAGCGAGGCTGTCACCCACCATGCGATGAGGCCGGGGGAATGGGCAAAACACCGTGAACGGATGATCGGAGACGATCTCACTAGAAAGCAACTGATCGCCGACACGGAAGCATTTCAGAAGCTCCGCAACGCCATCACCATCCGCATCGATGCGGATATACTCCTCCCAAAGCTCCAGCTCTTGCATCGAAGCCTGTCGGGTGTCCGACCAGCCCCGGTCGTAATCCTCGTCGCGCTCCTGCGCGCGCCCATCGCTCCAGATCGTGTCATCGCCGGTCGAAAGCTCATAAACTGTGTCGACGTCGAAGCCCATCTCAACGAGATCGGAGCGGGTCTTACGGCAAACATGGGCTTGATAATCCGCCTTGTCCTCATGGCGAGCCCGAGCAGAGAACCGATACTCCTCGCTGGGGACCGTGTAGTCGTAGAAATATCGCCGCTTTATGGTCTGCTTGACGACGATGCGGAGCATGCCGTCTTCGCTGGGCGCGATGTCCGCATCCTCCGGGACCTCGCCGCGCTCCATCGCCGCGACAAGCTCCTCTTCGGTCGCGTTGAACACCTGTTCCTCAACAGCGTCCTCTTCGACCACGCAGGATTTCACGACGCCGATGATCTCGATCAAACCGGCCTTAAGCCAGTCGTGCAGCACTCGATAGCCGTCTTGGTGCTGCATGAATATCTGGTGGATCGATTCGGTCGCCTGATCGACAGCCTCCTCTTCCTCGGGACGCTTCGCTTGAAACTCGACGACGCGATCACCGGAAACGAACGTGCGGAGGACGCTGATCGTCATGTAGTCGCACGTCTCGGCGACGTCGGGCAGGACGATTTGAGACAGCCCTTCCACCTCGTCGCCGAATGGATCGCCGTCGTAATATTTCAAACACTGCTCCTGGCGCTCTGCCAGTGTAGTATCGTGAAACGTACAAGCGCTGTCCGCTTCGTTTTTGAGGGCGTTGACCAGTTCGTCTTCGGTCAGGGGCTCTGGCGTCATGCTACCCCTTTCATCAATCTAGACAGGTCAAGCGGTGCTTGCTGTTTTGGTTCTTCGTACACGCTGCACATGAGGCCGAAGGCGTCGGCGCTGTGGCTGTTTCCGTCATGGTTAGGGCCGAGCCCTACCTTGCGCTTCTCGTCGCGTTTTTCGTGGTAGGCGGCGATGGCCTTGAGCCCGCCGTCGCATTTCGTCTCGTCAATCCAGATGCGGGAGAAATGCTCTCGGACCTTCTCAACCCGCTGCATCGCAGCGCCACGGCCTTGGTTCGGGACCACCTCGACGTCGTAACCCGCATCCTCGAAAGACTTGCGGTATGACGTATCAATCGTCTTTTCCTGCTGCTCGCCATCATGGGGCAGCCAAATCTTTACGCGCCCCGGCTCGTATCCCTGCTTGCGCAGCCAGAGCAGATGGGCGCCGATCGTTTGCCCCTGTTGCTCGTAATGGTTCACGCACTTGATCGTCAGGCCGATGAACTGGGCGGCCCAGAACACAAAATTATCAGCCTTGGCCCCTGTGCCACCGATATCCGCAAACAGATGGATCACCATGTGCGGATCTTCGGGAACAGTCGTGATCCTGCCAGCCTCCCTCGCGGCGGTCAGGTGCGAGGTGAAGTACGCTCCCTCGAAATGAGTCTTGTAAGCGCCGCCCCAGATGTGCTCGTAACTGTGCGGCCGCTTTTCCTTGTCGCTCTTGCGCTCCGCCTCAAGCACGGAGGGAAACCATGGATTGTCGGTGAAGTTCAGTTCGACAATCTTGGCGCCATCGGGTGGGTCTTTGCGAAACCGCTGGTCGGTCGCGCTGTCCTCCACCTCGGGGTTCCACGTTACCCAAATCTCCGAGTCATCCTCGCGGACGGTCGGTATCAGCTTTTCCCAAGCCGTTTCCGTGATCGGATCCGCCTCATCAGCCCAGCACAAGAGAATGCGAGCTTTAGATTTGATGCTGTCCAGATGCCGGGACAACCCCACAAACACGAACTCGACCCGCTTGCAGGCGGTGCGAATATATGTGTCGCCAATATCGAAGTGCGGGAGCAGCCATTCCTCTGACCGTATCGCCGCCTTGATCTCTGCCATCGAACTGTCGTCGAGTGAGTTCATAAACTCACGGACGCAGAGGATGATTCCTTCCTTGCCAGCCTGTGCGCAGCGGTGCGCATGTATCGCCGCCATCTTGGCGAAGCTGCGCGTCTTTGCTGACCCACGCCCGCCGTAAGCTCCGCGGTATCGTGCAGGGCCAGTGAATACCGGTATCAGCTTCGGAGGAAGCTGGACGTCTACCCTCATCCGCTCACAAGGCGGATTTCGGTAATCGCCTTGATCGGGCCGCCGTCCTCATCACCAGAGAGAACCATGCTGGCCTTGCCGTACCCCCGGTCTAAAATCTCTTTCGCCGCTGCGACCTGTGCCGCTGCCGGGATGCCCTCGCCCCCTGCGAGAATGCTCACCAGCGCTTTCAGTGCGCCGTCTGTGTGCTGTCGCGCCAGTTCCTTGAGCGTCACGGTGACGTGATTAGGCGTGCCCTTAGTGCGGCCACCCCTGCGCTCCCCAGGCTTCGCGCCGCGGTTGCTGGACTTTACTACTTTTGTAATGGCGGTCATGGGGCCAATCCTCTCTTTCCGCTCCCAAAGGGTGGGCGGTTTCGGATCGTGAATTTTTCCCGCCGCGCAACAGATGCCGACCGCTTTACCAGTCTGAGCTATTACGATGCGTCGGATGAAGGCGGCGGGAGGGCGTGCAAGGGATCAACACGCCGGAAACGAAAAGGGCCAGCGCGAAGCCAGCCCCTGCTTGTGGCGCACTTCGCCACGTTGATACGAGAGTGCCGCTAACAGATTGGTTCGCAAAAATCAATCGGATAATTCATCGAGCACCTCAAGCGCCTTCACAAGCTGCGACCAGTCCGGTTGCCGCGGCTCCTTGGCGATGAGCCTGTCCAGCCAGTCGGGGCCGTAGTCGGGGTGAAAGTCGATGCACAAGCTGTCGAACGCCTTGCGATGCCCTCGGCCCATGCCGTCGATTTCGCGGATCGTGGCGTTCAACCATTTCTCGCGGGCCAGGCCGTTATCATCGTCGTTGGCTGGGCCCGTGCGCACCCCCAGCGTACAGGACAAGCCATACTGACCATATGCTGCCCAATAGGCGCGGTTGATGCTGCGGCCCGTCTGTAGGAGCCGCTGGCCATCCTCGCCCAGCAGGCCAGCCCTGTAGGCTCGGCCGATCGCGTCGCAGCCATCGGTCCCGAACTGAGCCCGCTTTGCCTGGGCTGCGTCCGTGCCGGCGTCGCGCCGATCCTCCGGCATTCGAACCTTGCGCTGTTTGCGCTTAGTGCCCCCCTTAGCCATTGCTTGATCCCCCGAAATTCATTGGATAATCGTCGTGTGCCCACATGCCCCAGCGAGCCGCGAGAAGGTCGGCCCAGTACCAGCGGTCAGGACGAAGACCGGCGACACGCAATCGCTGGTCTCGGCTGATCAGCGGGACGAGCACGAAACGAAAGATCAGGGCCTTCATTCCCCCTCCTTGGTATTGAGAGGACCGAAAACGCCGCCCTCAATGCACGCATAGATTTCATTCACGGTGCTGGTGATCGCTTCGACAGCGGTGGCGGCATCGGGATAGATGTCCCGCTGATCGGCGCACTCGCTGACCAAGCCACCGATGGCGTCATATAGCTTCCGTGGTACGGTCGGCGGGCGCGTGTTCCAGACCTTGATCGCGTTTTCGCGCAACATCTCTGGAGCGCCGGATGCGTGGCAGCCGCACTCGACCTGCCAGAACGAATGAACGCCGAGCAGGCTATTCGAGAGCATCAGAAATTCATCCGTGCCACAGAATGGACACGGCGCAAGTTCTCTCGCCATCGTCTCTAGCGGTCCTGTATCTTGTAGAGGAGGGGGGAGGGTTAGGTTGGGGGTGGTCATGGTTCGATGCTCCAAGCGATGATATCGAAAGCGTATTTCCGATTTGCCCAAGTCCACTTTGCTGCCGGGTGGGCCGTCTTGCTCGTCGTGCCGTCGCGGAACTTGACCTTGAGCAATGCGTCCCCGGTGCGGGGTGGCTTCCAGTTGGTGGGGTGCCATGTCACGGGACCCAGCTGTAGGTGGACGCATCGGCGTGCCATTCGAGCGTGACCTTGCCCATCTTGCCCGGAAGGCCCATGCGGACCTTGGGCACGCGGACATCGACAAGGTTGCTGCTCGTATCGGGGCGGTGGACGACGAGCCCGTAATCAGCCTTGTTCGCGAAGTTGGCGGAGCCTGCGAGGTCATAGAGGTTCGGAGCCTTAGGCGTGCCGTCGCCATGCGGCTTACGAGGGTGAGCGACCAGCCAGACAGCGCAATTGTAGAGGCGGGCGAAGCGCTTCAATTCGCGGATAGCGCGCCCCGTGTAATCCGTCTCGCTTTCGTCGCTACCGCGCTTGTGCTCGATTTCGTTCCAAGGGTCGATGACCAGGAGCCGGATTCCATCGCGGAGCACGGCCACCTTCGCCAGCTCGATCAGATATTCGAGCGTCATGTCGGTGTCTTCGTCGTCGCTGGTCTGTGCGATGACGCCGAACTTTTCGCGCAGGATTTCGTCGGCGCGGCCCGGTGAGCGCGCAACCTGGTCAAACTCGCCGCAGCCGTAGATCGCGGCACGCATCCGGCGCTGAAGGATGGGCTTTACCATCGTCTCGAACGACGCGAGCGCCATCGGGACGCCCTTACGGAGCAGGAGCCCCAGCATCACCATCAGGAGCGAGGTTTTGCCCTGACCAGCGTAGCCGGTTATGATCGTGAAGGTGCCCGGGGTGAGGGGGAATAGATCGTCCAGCCCCTCGATCCCGATTGGCAGCGACTGGATCGGCGGCGGTTCGGGGAAGTCGTCGAGCCGGTAGAGCCCCTTCACCGGATAGGGCTTCGCATGGATGATGAGATCCGATACCGCAGCATGGCCGTGCATCATGGCCACATCGTTCAGGTCCTTGCAGTCGTCGGGGTAGGTGACGAACTTGCACCGTTCAGGACCGAGCAGCCGAACCAAGTCCTCAGCGAGAACGCGCCCCGGCTCGTCATTGTCGGTGGCGATGATGAAGGTCTTTACCTGATCGATCGCCGACCGGTCGGAGTGGATATATTCATACCGGCGCTCATCAAACGGGTTGTCGGCGGAGGTGGCCGGCGCACCATTGGGCACCGACGTGACGAACCGGCAGCCCGCCGTCATCGCCACCAGCATGTCCCACTCGCCCTCCGTGATGATGACCGGCGCCCCCGCCAGAACTTCCGGGTCGGTCATGCAATCCCGGTTGCACAGGACGAGGGCCGCCCCCTGATCCATGCGATGGTCTTTCGCTTCGGTGCGACGGTACTTGTGGTTTATGACCTGCCCGTCGCGGCGATACGGGACCGCCAGCCACGGACCGGAGGCGCCGCGCTTCGTGGTGAGCCCGAACTTCTCGGCCAGCACCGGGTCGATCCGCCGCTTGTCCAGCCACTGCTTGTGTTCGTCTTGCATCATCGTTGAGCCCCGTCATTCCGCAATTGTGGCACCGAAACGCCAATCCACCGTCCACCTGAAAGACCGAAAGGCACCGGTCCCGTTTGTTCTTCCGACCGTGCGAACATTCCGGGCAGGTGAATTTCCCGGCACGCGTCGGATTGAAATCGCTCACCCCCAGAAGGCATCGACCTTGCCGTCGTTGCCCTCCTTCTGCCGGTGGATGAGCCGAGAAATGTATGAGACTGGATCCACCACCCGGTTGACCTGTGCTTCACCGATCGCCCGAGCCACAGCGGCCTTGTCGCCGCCGCAATCCTTGATCCACTTGCCGATCTGCTTGCCGGGGTCTTTCGAGTGCGGAGCGAGGTAAGCCTTGGCGTTCTCCCAAAAGAGCTTATCCGCATCGGGCGCAGCCCCTATTCCGTTAGGAATAGGTAACTCTGTCTCTGCTTCTGTATCTGGGGCCGTTTCTGAAACGTTTCCTTTTGTGCGATGTTTGCGAACGCGATCTGTGGAAACGTCTGATTTATATTGCCTTTTGTCCCACCCGTGAGGCCGATAACCAACCTCTAATGGGTCTATTAACGAGGCCTTTAAGAGGTCTTGAAGGCCCCTTAAGAGGTGGTCTAAGCGTCTCTTAAGCATGTGTTTCAGGTCATCGGCGGGCGGGATATGCCCGTCGTTTTCAGCTGCGACACAGAGCAATTCCACCCACAGGCGAAAGGTTTGGTCGGGCAGTTTAGCCACCTTGGGATGACGCATGGCGTCGGCGTAGAAGCGGAACCAGCGGGCGCTCATACAGACCTCGCGAACGCGGCCTGGAAGTCGCTGTGCACCTCCCTCAGAAGCGCATCATAATAGGTGTTTTCGAGAAGCAGCGGTTCGGCGTCGGCTGCTCTGCGAAGCGCGCAGAACACTTGGAAAGCCATCTCCGCCTTCCATTCATCTGCCGTAAGGCCGCGCGGTGGCGTTGCTGTCTTCATCATCCAACCTCCACCACGATCCGCGGCGGGATCTCGGGGTCGTGGAAATGGAACGACGGGAGGAACCGGCGATCGTTTACCGCCATCGCGTCGGCGATGCCGTCGAATATCGGCTTCATGCGAACAGGGAAGTTCACCCGGTCGCTAAGGCGATTGGGCGGGTAAAAATGGACGGCGATAGGGATATCCCCTGCAACAGGGGTCTTGACCCCCGCCGCCTTGGTCAAGACCCGCGCGAGCTGACGAAACTTCTTTGTCTCGTTCGCCTTGGTGCGCCAGTGGCCATTGGCATGGCCTGACAGAGTGGCCGGCGGGAAAGGCATCTCGATCGTCACCGCATTCCCTCCCGCATACGCTGGAGGCGCCAGTCTCGACGGGATTGGTATGTTCCGTCTGGGTTGCGGGGGTGGGTAGGGGCCTTGGGGAAGCGGAGCATCCGGAGGCGGAAGATGAGGCGGGCGATCATGCTTCACCTTTGAGGATGCGCGCGATCCGCTGGACCGTGGCGTTAGCGCCGGGGGTCACTTGCTCCAGTGCGCGGTCAATACGGGCTTCCTTGGCGGAAGCGAGGCTGGCTGCTCGGCTGTGGGCAGCGGCATTGTCAATCGACGTATCGAGCGCGTGCCTCCACAGGGCCTGCCAGTGCGCGGCGCTTTCGTAATCCCCTTGATCGTCAGACACCTTGCCCGCCGTGAGACAGGCACAGGCGAGGAATCCGATGATCCCGAACACAGGAGGGGCGATCAGGGCGAGCCAGATAGGAATCGTGACGGTCATGCCGCGGCCCTTTCGACATGGAAGCCGCGAGCCTCGATTTCGGCAATCAAGACGTCAGTATCCTCACGCAGCAGAGGGCGTGCCTTCACCGGCGCGAGAATGGGGCGGGGCGTCTCAAGGATTTCGATTGCGCGCGCGAAGTTGGGAACCCGGCGAACGTACCCGCGATATTCCAGAGCATCGATGAGGCGGTGAACGCCGGACTTAGCCTTTAGCCCGAGCGCATCGGCCATCTCCTGATAGGATGGGCAGACGCCATCGGCTGCCATGCGCTCCCCAATGAGATCGAGGCACTCGCGCTGCTTGGGGGTGAGGCCCATCATGCTGCACGCAGCGCAACGACCTTGCGGTCGAGCACGTCCTTTTCGCAGTCGGAAAGTTCGCGACCAGCGGGGCTGTCAGGATGGTGCGCCTGACCCTTGGTGCCCAAGAAGTCGCGGCAACGATCCTCGAAATCGTCGTGGTCAATGCCATCGGGAAGCCGGACGATTGCACGGCGCTCAGGGAGCAGCATCGAGAGCAGATCGTCAGGGATGACGCCGACCAGCGAGAATAGGCCAGCGATCGACATGACCGCCTCGCCGCGCACCCACGAACGGATCGTGTCTTGGCTGATGCCGGTATCGTAGTGGATTGCCTTGACGGTGATGCCCCGGCGCTCGGCCTCACGGAACATGTCTTGCTGCGCCCGTTTCTGGCGAGCGGAAATATCAATATCGCGCGGCAAGATTTTCCTCCTTGGTCTGAGCTATTTCAGGGAAATGATCAGTGTTCAGCCACGCGAATTGCCCGTAGGCGTCGAGCGCAGCTGCGTCGTAGGCGAGGGCTGCGTCTTCAGCCGTGCCGTAGACGCCAACCAGTTTGCCGCCGACCTTGGCGGCAAAACGACGCCTTTTGCGCGTCACTCCTTTGTAGGGCACAGCCTTCCCCGCAACGGGGCTGCGGTTCATGCAGTTTTGTGCGGGCGTGCAGACGCGAAGGTTGCAGCGTCGATTGTCGAGGGGGTCGCCATTAATGTGGTCAACCCATCCGTCAGCGGGAGTGACCCCCAGAATGTCTTGATAGATGTAAATGTTTCGGCGCTGGCCGCCAGAAGAGCCAACCTGTCGTGTGATCACCGTTCTGCGGGATTGGAACCCTGCTCGCCACGGCAGGTGGCTCAACCTCTCCCAGTCACCAATGTCAATGATGAGGATTGCTCGGCCGATGAGGATGCGCGCGCTCGGCTTATTGGCGAGATCGTGCGCGACATCGTGTTGGGCCTCGGGCGCAATCAGGCGATGACTGCCGAACGCGTCGTGAAGTTCGCCCCGAGAGCCTCCAGTGGACGGAGTAAGCTCTCGGGGCTCCAGCGCGCGAGAGGAAGAAACACGCGGGAAATTGGTGGGCTGGCATCCCCCGACCAGAGGGGAGCCAGCCCGGTCAACGCCGAGGGAAGTGGCGTTGGTGTGGTGTGTTTGATCCCCCCGAGGCATGGGCTAGGCAGCCAGCCCAGAGCGTTGTTCGAACTCGCTGCGCCAGAGGGCGAACGGCACCTTGCCGTTGGTTGCGGCTTCGATCGCTCGCGCCGTGTCAGCATCGGGGAAGCGCCCGCCACCGGCATATCGGGTGACCGCTACTTGCGTCTTGCCGATACTGTCCGCCAAATCAGCGTGGGTAACACCCTCCGCCAGAAATGCTCTCAAGGTGTCTGAATAGGTGCTCATGAACGAGCAATATACCGAAACGGTATGTCAACGCAATACCAATCTGGATATTCCGCTATTTTTCGCCAGCGGCGATATTATGCCGATGGGGTATTTGGACAAACTCTCCGAGATTCGGAAGCGTCGCGGCTTGACGCAATCGCAGCTCGCCGAGCGCATGGGCGTTGAGCAGCCGACCGTTCAGCGGTGGGAAAAGGGCAAGCGCGAGCCTGACCTTGGCCAACTCCAAGCCTTGGCCGGCGTCCTTGGTGTAACTGCTGCCGAACTGCTTGAAGGCGATATAGCTTCACCAGTCGGCCCCCGCCTGTTCGTCAAGGGAGAAGTCGCAGCGGGCGTGTGGCGCGCGGCAGTAGAGAACCCAGCCGACGAATGGGAAACGTTCTATGGGCGCGCCGACGTCACCGCCAACATTGAACATCGCTTCGGCTTGCGTGTCGTCGGTGACAGCATGGACGAAATATACCCGCCTGGCACCATCGTCGAATGCGTTTCCCTTTTCGGAAGAGCGGAAGCGGCTCCCGGAAAGCGCGTTGTTGTGATACGCACGAATGACATGGGGATGAGCGAAGCAACGGTAAAAGAGCTGGTTGAGCGAGAGGGGGAATTATGGCTGGTTCCGAGGTCGAACAATCCAGCCCACGCGCCGTTCCGGCTAAAGGGTCAGGATGGCGACATCGTGGAAACGCGCATCGCCGCCGTCGTCGTCTCATCGGTGCGACCGGAGTAGCAACGCTACTTCTTGCTCTGATGCCCACGAGCGCGAGCGCTGACCTGATCAGCACCGGCAACGCTTTTTTCGTGACCTGCGAAAAGAAGAGCGGCGACTTTTTTGGCGGAGTTTGTGTGGGCTACGTCATGGGCCTGTCGACCATGATAACGCCGAACCTCAACGCAACCGCGGCCGATTTTATGGCCCAGCGTAAGCTCGCCTATTGCACCCCAGACGGTGTCACAAATGGCCAATACTTAGACGTCGTGTTAGATTTTTTGCGCCGAAATCCGAAGCACCGCCACCAATATATGCCTTCAATATTCGTGGTAGCCATGAGCGAGGCCTTCCCCTGTAAAGATGGCACTTACGCTACCTTCCGCGACAACGGGTATCAGGTAAAGCCGGGGCCGCGACCGCAATAAATACCATAACGGTATTTTCCGTTTGACAGCATAATACCGTATCGGTATACCGGTTCCAGCAAACAAACGCTGGAGCCGAAGATGACCGCAGAGACAAGCACCCTAGAGAAGTTTGAAATCCGAAACCGCTTCTCGAATGCGGTGCAGGTCACGGCGGAAATCTCCGTCACCCCCGACATGAGCTGGAGCGTCAAGCTGGGCATGGCGATCAAGTGGGCGATCAAATCGCGTGCCAACCTGTCGGGTGCCTACCTGTCGGGTGCCAACCTGTCGCGTGCCTACCTGTCGGGTGCCGACCTGTCGGGTGCCTACCTGTCGGGTGCCAACCTGTCGGGTGCCGACCTGTCGGGTGCCAACCTGTCGGGTGCCAACCTGTCGGGTGCCGACCTGTCGGGTGCCGACCTGTCGGGTGCCTACCTGTCGGGTGCCGACCTGTCGGGTGCCTACCTGTCGGGTGCCTACCTGTCGCGTGCCAAAGATGCGGACCTCGCTATCGCTCGGACCCGCATCTTGCCCGAAGGTGCGCTGATCGGCTGGAAGAAGTGCCGCGACAGCGTAATCGTGAAGCTGCGCATTCCCGAGGACGCCCCGCGCTCGCACGCCTATGGCCGCAAATGCCGCGCCCAGTTCGCTGAGGTTCTGGAAATATTCGGCGCCGATGAGGCCCGCTCGCAGCATGACCGTGATTTTGTCTATCGCACAGGTGAGCGCGTCGAGGCGCCTAACTGGTCGGCCGATTGGGAAGAGGAATGCTCTGGCGGCGTCCACTTCTTCATCACCCGCGCCGAAGCGGAGGCCTACTGACATGACCGCCGTACCCACCCAAGCAGACTTCGCAGCGACCGCTCGCCAGATCGAGCAGGACCGCGCGGCAGCCCTTGCCCCGTTCTACGCTGCCAAGGCTAAGCGTGCTGAAACCCGCCTCAACGAAGCGAAGGCAAAGACCGCTGGCCTCAACGACGAGCAGCGCGTCCGCCTTGCTATCTTCGTTCTGGATCGTGTCGACCGCATCTCTGACGACCTTCGTGTCGAAGCAGAGAGTGTGTTGGCTGATATTCTGTCGGGAGTGCGTCATGACTGAGGCCGCAAACCCGCCCGCATTTCCGAACACCGGAAACACGAATTGGAACCTCAAGCCCGCAGAGGGCATGACCCTTCGCGACTGGTTCGCTGGTCAGGTTCTGGCGTGGCCTCACAACGGGGAACTCACGCCCGACGATGCGGCGGTCTGCGCGTACGATTATGCGGATGCCATGATCGCTCGACGGGGGGCGGGGAAGTGAACGGCGCTGCGTTCATGCCGTTTTTCGTCGTGCATCTCTGGCTTGCGCTGGACGCAGTTGAAGACGGTCGCAGCGGCACTGTCATGCTGCACACCTCTCTGTCGGCGCTGGCATTTTTCTTCACCTGCTACTTCGGAGGAGCGTTCAAATGATCCGCTCGCACCCACTGCCAGCCGCCGACATGCCTCTTGCAGATCGCCAGAGCCTTGGATGGGCAATCTTCGCTGACGTCCTCTGCGGACTTAACGAGCCGGAGCCGACTGTCCTGTCTTGGCCGTGCCAGACGTGTGGCGACCACGAAATCAAATGCACCTGCACTTTGGAGAATTACGATGGCTGATTGGCAAGTCGGTGATCTGGCGCTGTGTGTCGTTGGCGGCTTCGTCACCGTTCCTGGTCGGGTCTACACGGTCAGCAAGCTAGCTGTAGGGAAAAACGGATTGGTTCTTCAACTAGCGGAATTTGAGCACCTTGAGCGACATCGCCTTCGGAAATCACTTGCTGCCCGCTTCCGCAAAGTCACCCCTCCGCCTGCTGACGAGTTCGACCGCGAAACCATCGCGCTGATGAACCGCGCTCCCGCAAAGGAGCCGTCCAATGCGTAAAGCATACTCCCACCACCTCCGCTTACTCCCTCCTGCTGAGCATATCCAGAGGGAGCTACCTCTTCACGGGGCTACAATACCGTCGTGGATCTACCCGGCGACTGTGGCCTTTGCTTTCTTGGCTGTTGTTGTCTGGGCTGGCTCATGATGGCGATGCCTACGGCATGGAAGCGTCTGCCGCTTTCCCCTTATCGCTCTTACGAGGTATCGGATGACGGTCGCATTCGCCGCGATGGCCGCGAGCTTAAAGGTTACGTTGACCGGTATGGCTACCGCACCGTGCTTCTGTCCTATGCGGGTTTGTCGAAGCGCTACTCGGTTAGCCGCCTCGTCTGCCTGACTTTCCACGGCCCATCCACGGGTAGCCATGAGGCCGCTCATCTAGATGGCGACAAGGGCAACAACGCCGCCGCGAACCTAGCATGGGCCACGCATCGCGAGAACAATGAACACAAGCGCCTTCACGGTACCCATCAGGCTGGCTCTAGGCACCCGAGGGCGAAGCTGTCCGATCAGGACGTCGCAGCCATTCGCGAGGCGCCTGGAAGCTGCGCTGAAATCGGGAAACGCTTCGGCATCAACAAATCTCATGTTTCGCGCATCAAATCAGGAGCGCGCTGGAATGGATAAATTGAGCACCATCGCTGCCAGTCCTTCGGACCTCAGCCCCTCCGGGTCTTCGCAGAGTGGCATCGCTAACGCGGGCGACTGGATCATCTTCAAGGGCGACCGGTCCGACGCCGTCTCGGTCGAGATGAAACAGGCAATCAAGGTCAGCCCTTCGATTATCAAATTCGAAGGCGGCTACCCGCGCCAGTGCCATATTCTGTCTGTTGTCGCAGCCTTCACCGACAAGGCTGCTGCTGAGCGCCTCCGCGACAGCATCAACGGCGTTGCAGGCGAGTTCCGCCGACTGCGCCGGGTGATCGAGGACGAACGGTCCGAGAAAATCACAAAGGCTCTTGAGAAAGCTCATCGACAGATTGAGCGCATCGTGGCCGCCGCCCAACCCAAGGAGATTAACCCATGAACGCACCCGCAAAGGCGGCGACGACACTCGCGAGCGCGATGGCAGCCGCATTCGGTGAAATCGAAGCTGCCACGAAGACCAATGAAAATGCCGCGTTCAAGCAGGGCGGGCGGGCGAGCAAATATGCCGACATTTCGTCTGTCATTGCCGCGATCAAGCCCGCACTGATCAAGCACGACCTGTTCTTTATGCAGCCGTGCGAGCCGTCAGCCGATGGCGTCACCGTCCGCACGACGTTGCATCACTCGTCGGGCGAGGCGCTCGACCTTGGTAGCCTGTTCGTCCCGGCCAACAAGCGCGACGCCCAAGGGTTCGGCTCGGCGCTGACCTATGCCCGCCGCTATGCTCTGGTGTCGGCGTTCGGTGTCCCGACCGAAGATGACGACGGCAATGCAGCGGCTGCCAGCTACGGCCGCGCGGAGCCGCATGCGAACCAAGAGCCCCAGCGACAAACGGGCCGCAAGCTCGACGGCAAATACACCAGCATCACCGGCTTGGAGGCCGCAATCCGCGCCTTCGCAACCGAGATGGGCAAGGTGGCCGACATGAACGAATGGTATGTGCTGAAAAACGCGCACGCCGACCTCCTAGCGCAAGCTGAGCGCGACCATCCCGATTGGTGGAACGGTTGGGCCGGTCAGCCCGACGGCTTCACGCCGCTTAGCCGGCGCATCGAACTTCTCGAAACTCAACTGGAGCCCGTATAATGCTGAACCGCTGTGAATTTATCGGCAATCTCGCCGCCGACCCTGAGGTCAAATCGTTCCAGAACGGCGACAAGGTTGCGAATATCCGCCTCGGCGTCTCCGAGCGATGGAAGGACAAACAGACCGGCGAAAAAAAGGAACGCACCGAATGGGTGAGCGCGGTTCTCCGCGGCGGCCTCGTCGGCGTTGTCGAGCAATACACCCGCAAGGGCAGCAAGCTCTTCATCGCCGGAAAGATGGCGACCCGCAAATGGCAGGACCGCGACGGCAACGACAAATATACGACCGAGATCTACGTCAACGAACTGGTCTTGCTCGACAGCAAGGGCGCCGGTGAATCTGACAACAGACACCGCAACCAAAACGGCATGGGCACAGACCATGACCTGTCAGACGAAATTCCGTTCTGATGTCGCTGCCGCCCCGCCTCTCCCGCAAGTCGGGCAAGGCCGACAAAGGTAAGCGCTCTCCCGGCCATCGGGCTTGGGTAAGAGGACACGCCTGTTCGGCTTGTGGCGAAACGGCGGGGATTGAATGCGCCCACGTCCGCGAAGGAACGGACGGCGGCATGGGCATGAAGCCGTCAGATCGCTGGTGCGTGAGTTTGTGTCGGGATTGTCATTCCGAGCAGCACCGGATCGGCGAAGGCCCTTTCGAGCGCAAGCACGGAATCAGCCTCAAGACGCTCGCCGCGGCATTTTTCAAGGCCAGCCCGCACCGCCATAAGCTGGAGGTCGAACATGCATAAGATCACCCTCATCAGCGGCGAGCAACGAACACGCGCCCAAAGCCTCATCGCCCGTGCGCCTGACGGCTACGTCGTGACCCTCGCAGAGCCCAAGCGCACGGCCGAGCAGAACGACCGCATGTGGGCCATGCTCACCGATATCAGCCACCAGAAGCCGATGGGCCGGATGCACACGCCAGACGACTGGAAGGCCATCTTTATGAACGCCTGCGGCTGGGAATGTCAGTTCCTGGAGGGGTTGGACGGACGCCCGTTCCCCCAAGGTTTCCGGTCTTCGCAGATGACCAAGAAGCAGATGACTTCGATGATCGACTTCATGCTCGCGTTTGGCGCTGAACATCAAATTCGCTGGTCGGAACCACAACCGATCGCCGCCTAGTTTTCTCAAGGGAGACGCGGGTCTAGCCCAACAAGCGCCGCGCAATTTACGATGTTTTTGAAACCCGGAACCATCATGTTTCGCAAGACCCATGAAGCGGAGATCGCAGAATACGCTGCCGGCCTGAAACGCGCCAACGAGGCCCGAGATAACTGGCGGGATTCGTCGAAGGAGTGGGAAGCCAAGTTCAAACTCGCCGCCACCGACCTCGCAAAGCAGGTGGAGGAGATTGCGAAACTCACCGACGAGCGCGACGAGGCGCTGGCAGGACCGTGGCCGAAATGGGCCGCCGATCTGCTCGCCATCATCCGCGAATACACCGGCCCGTGCCCCGAGGATGGCTGGGAAGGCGTCGACCTGCCCGAAGAGATGCGCGTCTGGCTGGAAGGCTATCGCGATGAAATGCAACGCACGGGCAATGTGGCACCTGTTCCGCAATCCGAGTGGGAGGCCCTGAAAGCCGACGCCCAGAAATGGCGCAACTCCCTTAAACGGTCTCGCGACCGCAAGGCGGCGAAGAACCGGGGAGGCGGGAAGTGACTGGCAAAACGCAGGCGCTGTTGCCGGTGACGCCCGAATTGCTGCCGTGTCCGTTTTGCGGCGGGCCAGCCGAGCTACGGCAGGACGTGAATTACCAAACAGGAGAGCCGCTGAATGCCGCATGGTTCGCGATCTGCTCGCCCTGTGACTTGATCCGCGACCAAGCTTGGTCAGTGCCGCGCGACACGGCCATCGAACAATGGAACACCCGCGCCGCTCTCACCCCTTCGGCGCTGTCCGACCTTCAACGGCTAGGGCAGGAATATGACGGGGCTTCGGCGCTATCCGGAGATGCGGGAGAGGGGGAGGCGTGATGATCTTGACATATCGCTATCGGCTTCTCCCGACCCGCGCCCAGCATGGTCGTCTGCGTGCAGCACTGGAACATAGCCGCCAGCTCTACAATGCCGCTCTTGAGGAGCGCATCGATTGCTACCGCAAGACCGGCAAGGGCCGGACCTATTTCGACCAGACCGCGGCGCTTACCCAGCTTCGGCAGGATGGCACGCCCTATACCTGGGGCATGGAGTCTGCGCCGCTGAAAGCTCTAGACCTCGCATATAAGGCCTTCTTTAAGCGAGGCGGCTTCCCGCGTTTCAAAGGGCGAGATTGGTTCAAGACCATCGCCTTTGCGGACGCGAAGGGCTGGGCAATTGATGGCGGCAAGTTCCGTGCGAAGGGCATTGGCAAGATTCGCCTTCACATGCACCGCACGCTCCCCGGGAAGCCGAAGATCGCTCGCATCAAGCGCGAGGGGCGGCACTGGTATGTTTCTCTCGTCGTGGAAGTGGAATGCGCCGCGGCGAACGATCGCCCGCCCGTTGGCATTGACGCCGGCCTAAACACGCTAGCCGCGCTGTCCACGGGCGAGATGATCGACAATGCCCGCCCGTACCTTCGAGCTATGCGGAAGTTGCGCGTCAAGCAGCGCGCTTTGGCTCGATGCAAGCGAGGGTCGAAGCGGCGCGGCAAGGTGAAGTCAGCGCTTGCGGCTGCCCACCTCAAAATTCGTCGTACCCGCGACACGCATCTCCATCAGGTTTCCGCCAGCATCGCCAACCGCTTCGGCATGATCGCCGTAGAGGCGCTGAATGTTAAAGGTCTGGCGGCAAGCAATCTCGCTCGCAGCGTCAACGACGCGAGTTGGACAAAGCTATTCAACTTCCTGCGCTACAAGGCCGAGAGAGCCGGTGGACGCTTCGTGGAGGTTGACCCTCGTTACACCTCGCAGACGTGCCCGGAGTGCGGCGCGATTGAGCCCAAGGCCCTGTCGCAACGCGAGCATCGGTGCCCCTGCGGCTGTGTCGAGGATAGAGACGTAGCAGCGGCGAAAGTCGTCCTGCTGCGCGCGGTCGTGCAAGATCGCGGGGAAGCTAACGTGGCCGGTTGCGGCGAGCGTATTCCCGGAAAGGTGGCGGCATGACCGGCACATTGCATTATCAAGGAGCCGGTGAACCATGATCGTCAAGATTCAGCGGCCGATCATGTCGACGGAGGACGAGCCGGCGGCCCTCGTCTACAACCGAGATCGCTCGCTCTATGCCAGTATGCCCGTAACGCCGGCCATCGCCGACCTGTTCAAGGACGGCTCGCTGAAGGTCTATCACCGGGCGAGTCTGCGCGGAACCGAATTGCACATCGGCCGCCGAGTGAAGGAGCCAAATTGGTGACCAGTCACACCGACCGTATTTTTAAAGCCACCCGCCGCGAAGGTTATTCCACCCAGTGGCAGAAGGAACGCGCTCGCGGTCCTATCCTTCCTATGTTGCCTGAACCCCGTAGGGGGTGGTGGACGACCGATTACGGGCGTCCGGGCGGGCTGCTGGCCTACGGCCTCAACCGCCTTCGGCGTTTTCGCGGAGCAGCATCCCTGACGCGGAGGACCGGATGACGGCCCCGGCGCGCTTCAAGCAATCGGATCTGCAACGGGCGATGAAGGCTGCGAAGTGCGCCGGCTTCGATCACCCGCGCGTCATCTTGCGCCCTAATGGGGAAATCGAGATTATCTGCGGAAACACCGAGCCCGCCAACGACCGAGAAAAGATCAAGCTGGTATGACCCGCCGCAAATGGCTCCCCGACAACGTGACCGAGTATCGCGACCGGCACAAGAAGAAGCGCTATCGGTTTCGCAAGACCGGACTGCCGACTTACCATTTCAAGAGTGAGCCTGGGACGCCTGAGTTCATGGGGGAATATCTTCTGGCGAAGGCGGCTGAGAAGCCCGCGCCGGAACCGCGGTTCGCCGCCGGTACGGTCGATGCGGTTATAGCCGCGCTCTACCGCACGCCGCGATGGAAGGCGCAGAAGCCGAGCAGCAAGGCGACATATCGCGGTATCCTTGAGCGCTTCCGCACTGGCAACGGCCATCACCAGATCGTCGACATCACCACCGAGGTCATCGACGAGAAACTGGCAGGCATGGAATCGACGCCAGCGGCTGCAAACAATCTGCGTAAGGCGCTCAGCCGCCTATTCAAACAGGCTATCAAGATGAACTTGATGAGCCATAACCCCGTCGCCTTCACCGACGCTTACAAGCAGAAAGGGGAGGGGTTTCACGCTTGGACCGAGGAAGAGATAGAGCAGTACGAGAAGAAATGGCCCATCGGCACGCGCGAGCGGCTGGCAATGGGCTTGCTTCTGCATACCGCGCTCCGCCGGTCGGACATGGTGAAAGTCGGGCCTGACAATCGGGTCGGCGACCGGCTCGACCTGGAGCACGGCAAAAACGACGCCGAAACTTCGATCCCGATAAACGCTGAGCTGGAAGCGATCATCGCCCCGTTTGCCGATACGACCGGCACCTATCTGCAAACCAAGTGGGGCAAGCCCTACACGGCCAACGGATTCGGCAACTGGTTCGCCGAGAAGGTCGAGGAAGCGGGCTTGCCGAAAACATGCCGAGCGCACGGTCTGCGTAAAGCCATGTCGCGTCGCCTAGCCGAGTCCGGAGCGACCAATCAGCAGGGCAGGGCAGTCACCGGACACAAGTCGGATCGCGTGTTTTCGCACTACGCCTCGTCGGCGAATAAACGCACGATGGCAGACGAAGCATTGGCGAACGTATCTAAGCGGTTCGCCAAACCTCAGGCTAAGGACGGCCAAAATGCGTAA